CAAGCTCTGCATCTTTATTATATGTACTTTCACTCCAATGAGTGCGGGCTGCTTCTTCTACTGTCTGTTTCATAACTGTTCCGTTTTAAATTAATCTTCTTTATTTTCTAAATCTCTGTATTCCACGCAATAGTCAAGTAAATTTAAATCTGGTTCATTCATTAAACATTCGTTCAATCGGGCGCAGTTCATACAACACCATTCGTCAGATAATCTCCCCATAGTTTTTTAGCTAATTCGTAATTCTTTTGTGCTTCATTAACAGCTTTCTTGGCATAAGTGAGAGTATAAGCGTGTTCACGTGGATATTTGCCAGACTTAACACCCTCATGATATTCTTTCGCTTTCTCTAACTTGTGTTCGTAGAAATCGATACTTTCCGGCATAGAAAGATTGATAGTGTTTGCCTTTTCTTCCCAATATTTGGCAATTCTTTCGTGTTCGGCAGCCTTGTCGCTAAATTCAACACTTTTTCCCATATTGTTCCAAGCATCATTAATCGCTTTTCGATGCCGTTTCTCACTATGGTGCCCGACCTTAATTGGCTCTCCAAGAGAAAGAAAATCTTTGTCTTTGTTCGAGCGGTTGAAATATTCGTTACTTTTTTGTCCGGCAGACTGGGCCCAATCATGGCGGCGCTCGGCTCTTTGTTTGGCCCATTCTTGCACATTAAATCCGTCAGCTCTGACGATGGAGTAATAATAAAAGCCTTCACGTTCATAGATGAGATTGAATACAATACATTCATTCTCTTTGCCATATTTGGTTGTAACTTCAATAACTTCTCCTTTTTCGTGTTTTTCACTGCATTTTGCGAGAAAAACATTGGGTACATATTTGCTATACGTATTCATATCAATATAATTATCGGTTAAAAACTTCTTTGTGTACTTGGTTTATAGTGCCATTGATTATCAAAGAACCTTTAGCGGCACGGATTTTATTACCTTTTTCTTGAACTTGATAGCCGGCTTTTTTCAGCCGGTCTATTTTTTGTTGTGGTGTTATTTTAGAAACCTTCATCATCATAATCTGTGCTGAAAATATTAGCTACCATATCAACGATATTCTCTTCTATATCTTCCGTGGAACCGGTAACATCTTTGGCAATGGCTTTCTTATTTTGAATGATACGGTAAACCTTCTCGTCAATGGTACGTCGGCCGAGGAAATAGTAACAGGTTACAGAATCCTTTTGCCCTATACGATGCGCACGGTCTTCGCACTGGCAACAATCGGCATAAGTCCAGGGGAATTCAACAAAGGCAACATTGCTTGATGCAGTTAGGGTCAGTCCGACTCCAGCAGCTTTAATGGAACAGATGATAATATCCGTTTTGGGATTGTTTTGAAAAGAATCCACTGCTCTTTGTTTCTCATCTTGTGAGTCCCTTCCTGTTACAGATACAGCCGTAGGAAAATAGCTTTTCAGTTGATCTACCACTTCGTGAAGTGAGCAAAAGAGGATGATTTTCTTTCCATTCTCACGAAAGTCTTTTACGAACTCAATTACATCACGTACTTTCCCTCTGGCTGATATTTGGCGGAGGATATTAATACGCACCATGACTTCACCTCGTAATGCTTTCTCTATCTTTTCATCATCCGCTTCTTTGTATTTTTGTAGGTACATGATAAGATCACGCTCTGCGTCGATATACTCCTTGCGGTTAGTTATCTCACAAGTATTTACTTGTCGTATTTTATCGGGAAGGTCTGTCAGCACCAATGACTTTTCACGCCGGAACATACATTTAGTCCATAACATATAGTTCAGTTCTTTCAGGTTTGATGCTTCATTCTGACCGGAGCAATATCTATTGACAAATGTCTTATATCCTCCAAAATCTTCCATTCTGGAAAGGATAGATAACTGCGGAATTAAATCTTTAGGCTTATTGACAACCGGAGTTCCGGTAAGTTCAATGACCCATTCCTTACCATTGCATATACCTTTACAGAATTTAGCTTGCTGAGTGGATGATGATTTGCAACGGTGGCTTTCATCAATGATAACAGATTTGAAAAGTTGGATGCTGTTTCTGAATTCCACATCTCTTAAAGTCCAACCAGATTCTTTTTTGATACGTTGTACAAAGTATTTTTTTAGCGATTCATAATTAACGATGAATACCTGATACATGCCAGTCTGATAAAAGAAAGTCCATGTATCTCGTACTTTATCCGTCAGTACCATTGCCTTTTTATCTGTAAACTTATGCCATTCTCTTTCCCAATTAACCTTTAAGGCAGAAGGACAAATAACCAAACAAGGAAAGGCATTCCCAAGATTAATGGTTGCAATGCTTTGCAGTGTCTTTCCAAGGCCCGGCTCGTCGCAATTCATGAATCGTTTGAGCTGTAATCCTCTTGCAATTCCTTTTAATTGATAGGGATATGGGTTTACTTTTAGTAAGTGGGGAATATCAAGCTCCGGCAGCTCCGGTATATTGTATGCAACTTCTTCCTCTTCTTCTTCTTGTTTCTGTTGTCCTGTAACCCATTGGATATTTTCAAATGGTCTGATTTGATAGACCATTTTTTCAAGTTCGACACGACTGGAAACAGGAATAAGCCATTTCTTTCTGCTTCCGTCATATCTCTTGCCTGTGATTTGACGTATTCTGTCAACAATAGTGGGCTTGTACTTGAAAGTAACTTCAAAAACGTTTCCTTTTAATTCTATAATCATGACTTGTAATTTAGAGTTTTATGGGGCTGACAAAAATCAGCCCCGAATTTGATTAAGCGGCAGGAGCTATGGTTTTGGTCTTTCTGCCTTTTCTTTTAGGCTTTACTTCTTCTGCAGGAAGTTCTTCAGCATCGGTAACAGCTTCATCGGGGATATCGCTATCAAAGTCTAACCGCTCTTGCTTAATGCCCCATTTCTCTTCAAAGAGATATGCTTCCACTTCCGCATCGCAAGCTGCTGCATCTATTTGTAGTTCTTCTGAAAATTTATATTCTTCGTCTCCGAATGGAGTAAAGATTTTCAAATCCACAATTTTACCGGATTGTAGTAATTTGCCTCCCATTATGGTTATACCCGGTACTCCATCGTTGCTATCATTGGCATATCCGGTAATGAAGTAGTTATTCAGAGTTTCAACAAAGCCCGGTGATGTAAAACTTGACTTGTAGATTTTCTCCGCTTCGGGTTGCTCGCATAATACCACAAGATGCAGTTTCAAGTGGTTAAAAATCTCCTTCAGTTCGGAATGTACGATTTGGTCGCAATTCTTGGTTACCTTGTTTGTGTAGTTGGCTTCTGTAAATCGCTCGTTGTACACAACATTCAATCTGTCTTTTTTAATGACAGCCTGCTTGATGTCAATTTTTGCAGTTTCCATTGTTCTCTTTTTTAGGCTCATCCTTTGAGGTAAGAATAAGCATGTTAATAAATAGATATATGATTATAGCGGCTCCCATGATGAATGGGAATCCAGTGATGTTTTCGTCTAATCCCATTAGGATAATGGCTATAAAAAGCCAAAGCAAGTATTTGGGTGCTTCTTGGTCGTTTATCATTTTTGTCTGTTGTTATTGTTGTACATACCAGCCATTTTCATTTCTTCTTTGGCTTTGCTTATTACTGTCACGCACCATGATAGCTGATGTGTTGCGGTTCGATTGCACCGTTCACACCAATCGACCAAATATCGTTCTTCCCTGCAAAGGGAGTTTACTAAAGCGTTTATTGCCGTAGCTGTAGCCTTGGCATTTTGGGCTGTTTCGGCAAGTGTTTTCATTGTTTCGGAATTCATGGCTTCGTTAAGCCAATATTTAGCATCAGCTAATAACTTGCCTGAACGGGCGACATATACGGCCAAGTCATTTCCGCGCAATACGGCTTCTTCTGCATTTTCGCTCATTGTCATATTGAGGAATGAGTCAATATCTGTAAGTTCCTTGTAGATTTGTTCTTTGGGTGTGATAAGTATGTTCATATCGTTTTCGATTAAAATATATCAAGAAAAGAGCATCCACCATTTAAAAGCCAATTCATCATATTTCTCTTTCCCACGTTTATAGGTATCATCGTCTCGTCTAATGAATGCTTTGAATATTTTCAGGTTCTTCTTGCTGATGGCATAGATAAAGTCCTGTTGGCTTCCTGCTATATCCATATACCATGCTCTGGAACGGTCCCAATCAAAAAAATCTATAGCTTCATTGAACTGGTTTTGTGATTCTGCAAAAGTGGTCTTTAAATCTCCACCAAATCCAAAACCAGGTAACCACCAATCCCATTTACACCGGGTATCAAGAGTGTACTCGAAGTTTCCGTAGAGAAACCTCTGGGATTTGTTTACCATGAATTTCTGTGTGTCGGAGTTGGAAAGAACGGCTCTAAGGAACTCGTCTTTTCTTGCCTCTTTTCTTAAAGCTTCCCTCATGGCAAGGCCTAACTCGAAATCTTCCCGTGAATAGGTTACATCATCCACCATGCGCTTACTATAATGTACCCGTTCGTTTTCGGTAATAAGTGCATCTACCAATGTCCCAAACTTGAAGGCTTTTTCTTTATCCCCATACTGGGTACGGGGATAAAGATAGTTTTTGAGTTCTGTCAGATCGGAGTTGCTGACTTCTGTACGCAAGTAATATGAATCTAGATTTGCCATCACTTTCCTGCTTTAACTTCTTCTTCGTATCGGATATATTTTGATTTGATTTTCATTTCATCATCGCTATTGGCTTTCTTTTCGCAGAAGGAAATCATCTTTTTGTGGATTTTTTCAAGTTCTTCTATTGTCAGATTCTGACCTTCATTTATCCACCACATCTGATATATTTCCAAGAAGCCGGCAGGGTGTAGTATTTTAATCCTTTCAGTCACTTTGGCTTTGCTGGTTCTTGTTGTAACAGAAGCGGCAGCCGTTGCAAACAGACTATTCATTTGTGCGGATTGTATAGAAGACTCCGCTTTTTGTTGCTGCTCATGTTCTTTTTGCTGTATTTCAAGTTCACGTTGTTTTCGCTCCTCTTCTTCCCGTTGTTTCCTTTCGGTTTCCGCTTTGGCAGCAGCTTCAGCATCTTTCTTACGCAATTCTTCTTCCTCAATAAGTTCTTGCTTTTTGGAGGAAAGACGGTCGATAAATGACTGACGTAAATCCTCCATGTCAAACTTATACTGTTGAGAGAAAGCGGAATATTTATTGCTTAGAATTTCAGCCTTGATATTCTCTTTGGTTTGTGCGTCCAGATAGTAAGTTGTAATATCTTTATTGAAAGTGTCGAAGTGCTCACGAGGATACAGAGTTGACCAACCTCTAATACTCTTTTCTTTCAGCTCAAATGTAGCCAGTGTAATGCTTTCCCAAATATGGCTCAGATTCTTCTGTTGTTCGGCAAAATAGGAACTCATGTGTGTATTGATAGCCTGTTCAATAGCAAGCCGATACGTTCCTTTTTCCTTTTCAATATTGGCTTGTCGTTGCATCTCCTGCTGCTTCCTTCTTTCTTCTTCACGCTTCAGTGCTGCATATCTGTCACGTTCTGCAGCTATTTTGCCCGGAATTGTTGATTTGTCTTTTGGGTCAATAGCTTTTTCATCTGTCGTGAAAATGGATCGGATACGGTCGAATAGTTGGGTAACAGGCGCACGACGGCTTTTCATGTTGGTAATTGTAACATTGACTTTCTTCAGATACTCCGCAGCTTTGGCATCCAGTTCATCAGTCATACCTTCTCCTTGAATCGTATCTAAGATTGCCTGTCCCGCTGAATTACAGTTGGCTATTGATTTTTGGTTCTTGCCTAAGGCGTCAGGGGCACTTTTCATTAAAGAGGTAAACTCTTCTACTTTTATTAATTCTGTTGACATAGCTTTAAGTATTAATGGTTAGAATCCTTCTTCTTCATCTGCTTTGCTGACATTTACAGATACCGGTTCCGGTGCGGTGAGCTGTTTTTCTTCACCGAAAGGAATGTTTGGGTCTTCCTGTGCAATATTGGCATCTTCCACAATTCCATAATCGATGATTTCTTCTTCCTCCTGGTCGGTTGCCATAATGGTATATTTTCCGGTACGTACTTTAGGGTATGCGTCGAAGGCGTGTTTAATCATTTTGTTTTCAAGGAAACCGGGGTCAATACCGCCATTATTGGAAGTGTATAAAGCATTGGCATTACCAAGTTCTCTCCGTCTGGTCTGCTCATTCCATTTGGAATTTGCTTTTTCGCTATAATGCTTCAAGCGTTCAATATCCCCTTGCATGAGCCATTGATAGTCCACTGAATTATCATTGCGTACAATGCGTATGAATGCTGCAATAACCTTGGTTGATGTGCGGGGGCATTGTGCTTCATACTCGATGTTTTTTACTCCATTGACTAAAGATGCCTTGAAATGGTCTCCCTCATAAACGACGACGGGGTTGTCAGCATATTTAATTTGGCCGGCACGCATACGCATGGTAAGTTCACCGTAGCCGGTAACTGAAACGTATGCACGTTTTTCGTAAATATCGTTCCCATGTTCGTTTTTGTACCCAGTTTTGCAGTTGCGACTCAGAATATAGCAGAGCGGATGCCCTGTCTGGTCTAATGTTAGTCCATTGACTGCGATATCAAGGAAACAGCCATAAAGGGATATTTTGCTTGAAGTGGCTACATCGGGGTTATCCCGAAGTAATTTTTGAAAATTGAATACTTCTTTGTGGTACATCTGCTCACCCTTATCCGTACCCCAAATTGCATTGTACATTTGAATAAACTTTGCTTGTACACCTTCATTTTCGACAATTTTCGTTGCTGGAAGCGCATTTAGCTCTTCCATCTTAACTTGAATAATACTGCTCATAATGAGAATTTTAGTTGTTAATATTAAAATCTGCTTTGTCTAACCGTACCCAGACTGATTTGCCGGGACTATTAAACGATTGTTCTAAATCGACATCAACAAGCACCTGATTATAGCATTCCAATTTGCGTATAACCACTCCGGTAATAATGGCGTAGTCCACATCATCCCCGTAATGTCCGCACCGGAAAAAGAATCCGGCTGAAATGTTCTGCCCTATTTGTATATCTTTTGCAGTCATGGTACTTGCATTAATACTTTGATTATGTTGGCCGGTACTTTGTTATGAATATCCATCATGGCACTTGCTGTTTCCAGTTCGGACATTTTCACATAATACTTGCCGCGTTCCTTGTTCTTTGCAGGATAAAACTTTATCCATTCCTTACTACGCCATTCTGTAATGAGACGACGTCCGTATATCTTTTCTGCTTGGGAGATTGTTACCACCTCCGGCAGTAGCCCTAATGCTTTAAGCGTCTGAATCGTTCCGATTTTTATGCCGCTTGCTACAATTCTTTCTAAATATCTTTCTCCCATTTTAGCTGTTTCTTAGGTTGGTTAATTATTGGTTACGAGCTTTCTTCACTATCTGAAACACATTGCAACTCTATGCTATGCTGCCTGTTTATAATTAGGTTGAGATATTTCTTCTGTCTTGTATCTTTGCGTTCTTCCTCTTCTTGTTCGGTAGTAATAATCGTGATGATTATCTACTGAAAATTGGAATATTACTATTCCCAAGAAGCAAAGAGCTATAATCGTTTTTTGTAGCTGTTGAAAATCTATGTTTAGAGTAAATACTCTATTGGCCCACCATGACCCCAGTTCATTTAATTTGCTGGTTCCGGTCTTTTTGTATGCTTTGTCGAGCAATACGTTGATAGTTCCGTAAGCTACGTGAAGCCTGTCTGCCATTTCTTTCTTTGCGAGTCCGCAAAAGGCAAGTCCGGCGATCTGATTTTCACGCTTGGTTAATTCATTGTTCGCTTGTAGTTCCATTTTGCAATGTTTCTAATTCGGCTGCCGCTTTAGAAACTCCTTTTGAGGCTTCCAAGGCTTCTTTAGCCATTCTGGTTGCTATTGTGAGAACTTTAGCCTTATAAGCTGAACGGGCAGATGCAGGCTTGTTGTTTAGAATATTATGTACTGTACCTTTTGAACATCCTGCTTCTTTTGCAATGCTCCCCTCATAGCCATAAGGGAGATTGGATTTAATAATTTCTAATTGATTTTCCATATACCTGATATTATTGTCTGAGTTCCCGGCAAGGTGGTCAAGCCCAGCCGGGATTGATTATCTACTTTTTATTATCGATTAATTTCTTATGAAATCTCTGTGCTTTTGTTCATATCATTCTTCATCCTCCCATTCTTCATCTTCGTCAATATCAGGAAAGCCTTGGTCGGGGTCTGATTCGGGTGCTTTACCTCCGAAATACTCTCCATTCTCAGTTATTGATGGATGCTTGATATTTGGATTTCTGCCGTTAGGGGAATTTTCAAAAGCAAGTTCGATCCCCTTGTCTCTATCTGAACCTAAGCCGTTCATTTCTGCAAGAAGTTCGTAGTAGTCTTTGCCTCCGAACTCCCCATAGCCTTCATAGCATTGTTCTACATACTTGTTTCCTTTATCATCAGTCATTACAACTTTGTAATTCTCGCCATTCACAATGCGATGATTGGTGTCTTGTGTAAACCAACTAAATTGTCCCATATCTTGTCTTTTTTAGAGTGAATAATCTATTTTGCTGTTTTTATTCCAACTTTATTTTGCTGTTATTGCACTTTTGCACTAACTTTATGGTGCAAATTAAATGTTTTCTTGAAATATAAACAAGAAAAACTTGAAATATTTTTCAAGAAAATAATGAATATGATTAAAT